TTAGCCGTCTGAAAAGTTGGCTTTGGTTGGCGTATCCACATCAACATTGAGTATATTGAATCTACATTTAATGGTGCACGAAGCATAGTCCCTTGAGGGACAAACTTACGGCACAGGAACTCAAGATCCTCAATCTCTACAAAGGGAGAGTCAATCTTAGTCTTTGCTGGAGTTGTGTACTCCATACCAAAAAACCCATAGATATACCCTTCTAGAAATTGCATATTAAAGTACTTAGAGTACTTCTCCAATATCGACCAAATATTGTCATCACCATAGACCCAGAGCCTAAAAAACTCTTCAGGCCGAGCATCAAAAAATTCTTGGCATTCATCCTTATTCTTGAACTGACAGTAAAACAAAGCAGTATTAAATATAAGGACATTTGCAAAAGAATTGATAAAGCCTGTAAGCCAGCCCCCACTACTATTAAAATAATCAAACCAATACAATTGGTCAGACACTACAAGAAGTGGAGCAAGGGCACTTTCACAAACTGCTCGAACTAGGTCTTCCTCATAAGAACCGGACTTAACATTAAAATAAGGAACGCAGGCTTCACCCAGCGCCCATCCAATCCACGAGTTTAAAGATGTGTCATAATTACCGAAATCACCACCTCCAAACTTCTTATCGCCTTTCAGCTCAAAAAGTTTGTTGTAGATATTTTTCCAGTCATGTCCGTGGATATCAGTTCCAATCGCGACATCTGATGTACTTCTCTTATCTTTCATTTCCATAACAAGAGAACCCATAACCATGACAGTGAACACGAGATGTGATAATGAGCCAATACAAAACAATCGGGTCTTGCCTTGATGGACTCTCTCGAGATCACGAGTTTCATCTTTTAGACACCCAGCTACTACATTCTTAGGCTTTTCTCCACGTTTTACCGCATCAAAAAGATCTTGAACAAGTTGCCGAAGAGTTGGGTGAATCCATTGTGTTTCCTTATTCCAGAGGTCACTTCGTTTAGTGGCCTTGGTTAAACATTCCATGTCATAACCAATAGCTGTGTCGGACGGAAGTCCGTCCCACAGCCCTGGGATACCAAAAATCGCCTCTTCAATGGTCCAGAAGCGAATTTTCTTC